TCCCGATCGTTCCCGTGGCGGCCGTGCTGCCCGCGGGATCGGCAAGGCCAACGGCCCAGAGCTCGTTCGTGCGGTTCGTCTTGAACCACGCCTTCGCCATCGCGTGCAGTTGCGAGCCGCCGCCGAACGCGGCGAATGCTTGCTCTGCACTCGTGAGCAGGAGAGGCGTCAGCGCCGGCTGTGTTCCGCTCGTGAGGTCGTCGTTGATCAGGAGCCCGCGATAAGGCTGCAGCGTCGGACCGGCGAGCAGAGCCTGGTTCGCAATCTCGACCCAGGTGAACGGAACGAGCGTGTCAGCCGGAACATTTGTGAAGTCGACCACGGATCACTCCTCTTTCGCGCTGGAGAGCTTTGCGGCCTTCGTGGCCTTCGTCACCACCCGGACCTCACCGTCGGCGATGCGACGCGACCAGTACGCATCGCGCGTGACCTCCGCACCTTCGGGCGGGAGATGGCGGCGAGTGCGGCCGGGGATCGGAACGAGGAGACCCTCGCGCGCGGGGACGACAAAGAGCTTTTCGCGTTCGAAGTCCATGCGGAGAGCCTAGCCTGCGTCGAGGGCGATGTCGTCCACCGCTTCGGGAGTCCCATCCGCCGGCGCAAGGTCGTGCTCGATATGGATCCGGTCGAAGGGGGCGAGCCCGTCCGCCGGCAGGTAGTCCGGCGTTTCGATGTAGGCGAACACGAACGTGCACCGCCCGCCGCCGATGGGCTTTCGCCCCTCCTCGTCAAAGTCCGCCTCGAAACCCTCGTACCCGGAATGGGAAAGGTCGCCGTCGTCCACCGCGGCAATGATCGCGGGAATGGCGGGGAGGATGAGGGCCTCGACCTCCCGCGAGAGCGCGTCGAGCTCGTCGTCGGGGACGTCCGGTTCTGGCGAGGGCTTCGAAACCCATAGCTCGCACGCGAGCCGAAGTGTGCGCCGGTAGCTCTTCGGGGCGCTCTCGAACTCCTCCGCCCGGTTCGTGAGGGTGTAGATCACGATGGCGGGGAGGCGCTTGGACCACACCCGCGACTTGCGCGAAGTGGACACCCGATCGCCCGCGGCCGTCCCGCCCATGAGGAGCGACTTGACGGCGTTCCGGATGAAGACAGGCGGGGGGATCACTCTGCCACGTCCACGAGCATGAGGGCGACCATGCCCTCGCCGTCCGGTGCACTGTCGCGAACGCGCATCAGGACCGAGCCGTGGTCGGGCCCGAGCTCGAGCGTGTCCGTCTCGCCCTCGAGCGCGCCCGGCGGGAGCACCTCGACCCGCACGTGGAACGTCGGCCCGACGTCGGCCGCCCCCACCTCGAGCGAGACCTCCGGCGTTCTGTCCTCGTCGCGAAAGATGCCGACCACCTCGAAAGGCGGATCGGCGCCGGCGACTCGATAGAGCGCCGGCTCCGACTTGAACACACCAACGGCGGCGCGCTGGACGAGGCGGGTGAGCTCTTTCCAGCGCGCCATGATTGCCTTGGCTGTCGAATCAGCGCGTGGAGCCGCCGGGGAGCACGATCAGGCCGACGGCCGTGCCGGATGCCTTGTCCGCTCCCGCGGTCGCGCCGACGTCGAGGTTGCTCGTCGCCGTCTTCGTCCAGGTGGCGGCCCCCGTCGCGAAGTAGACCTTGTCGCCCTGCGTCCACGCCGTACCCGTGTCGGTGACGAGCGTGAACATGCCGCGGAGTTTCAGGATGCCTACCTCGCCGGCGGCGAGCGACCCCGCGACGACGCCCACGTTGGTGCCCTTCACGTACGTCTGCCCGCCAACGAGCCCACCGCCCGGGGCGGTGATCTCGAGCTCGTTCCCCTCTTTGTATTGATTGTTCACGTCTGGATCCTGTTCGCTCGCCGCGCGAAGTGTCTGCCCTCTCGCGCGCGCGGCCGCGCGAGAGGGCGGGGACTCGAGATCAGTTCACGGAACGCCAAGCACCGCGGAAGTCCGCGACGCCGGCGCCGAAGACGTGCAGCACGCGGAGCTGGCGGCCCGAGCTCGTGAACTGCTCCTCGAGCTCGACCTGCGGCGCTTCCGCACCGGCGAGGTAGGAATACTCGAGAGACTCGGTCACGTCGGGATTGGCGAACCCGTACCAGTCGTTCGCGTCGGTGAGCCGCGGTTCGGCTTGCACGGAGTCGAAGGAACCGGAGAAGGGGTTCACGTTGCCGGCGACCTGCGCCTGAATCGCGGACGTGTACTGCTGTGCGATCGTCTCGAGCTCCGGCGGCACGACGACGTGCCGGGGGTCGACGTTGATCTGCAGGCCGTCGGGGTCCGTTTGCTTGCGCATCGCGGTGCGCATGGCCGTGAAGCCCGTGATGTCGGTCGTACCCGTCCCGGTGTTCCCGTGGTTCGCGTGGAAGAGCGTGACTCCATCGCCAAGCGTCGGGTTCGAGAGGAGCAGCGCGTAGACGATGTCCGACTCGAGCCCCGAAGCGCGCGCGCCGAAGGCGGCGGGGATTCGGTCGAGCGCGGAGAGATCGTCGTTGATCAGGAGCTGTCGCGTGAGCGCGATGCGTCGGCCGTACTCGAACACGCGGTAGCTGTCCCCGGATTCCGTGAGCTTGCCCAGCGGGATCTCACCGTCTTCGGGGATCTTGACGAGAGCCGATCCGCTCCCCATGCGCACGATGCTCTTCGTCTTGAAATCGGAAGCGATCGAGCGGCGCGCCCACTTCAGGAACGTGCGCGGGATTTGCCCGTACACGCCGAGAAGGCGCTTGTTCGCGGTGTTCGCGAGGAGGAGCGGGAAGTCGGACGACGTGAGCGCGCGGTGTGCGAGATCGTGGCCGTAGATCCCCTCGACCTTCATGCCGCGGATGCGCAGGACCTCTTCGGCGAGACGAAGAAGGGGCATCGCGACGAACGGCCGCGCCTCGGTGGTGGGCTTGTCGGATACGCGCGCGCGATACTCGAGCGCTTGCTCGATTCCGCGGAAGCGCTTCGTGCCTTCCTCCTCGAGCACTCGGATGCCGGTCCCGTGCGCGGGCGGCTCCGCCACGATCATGCGCTCGACGGCTGCCGCGCGGAACGCTTCCACGCTCGTCCCCTCCGCAATCGCGCGCGTGGCGAGCTCGCGAATGCCGGGCACCCAGGAGATTGCCGCCATGCGGTTGATCTCGGCCGCGCGCGCGCGTTCGGCAACCGCGGCGGGAGCCGTCGCGTCGAAAGCGACGGGACCCTGAGCTGCTGGCGCGCGAGTCGCGAGGTTCTCCGTCGTGGAGGTCGTCGCCGCAACCGGCGCCGCGGGTTGCGCGGGTGTTGCCGGCTGTTCACTCCGAGCCGGTTGGGTCGCTCCCTCTCCGCCCGCCGGAGTTGCCGCGCGGGTTTCAAGTTCCGTTGCCGTTCCCTGCGCCGGCGCGTTCGCCGCGGGGGTTCCGGGTTGCGTTGCGGTGGTGGCGGTGCCGCCGGCTTTCTTCGGGTCCATCGTGTGTGTCTCGAACGTAGTGGAATGCGCGCCGCTGTGCGATCGCACGCCGGCGACGAAGTCTTCGGGAATGGGAATGAAGCTGATCTCGAACGGCTCCCAGTCGATCGCGCGATAGATGGGCAGCCCATCCTCCGCGTTGTCTCCAGCCCACCGGTAGCGGTAGACCTTGTAGCCGACCGACACGGAACGGAAGTGGCCCTCTGCAACACCGTCGCGAAACCACTTCAAGTCGTCGCGCCCGATGAGCTCGACGCGCGCGTGACCTGCGCCATTCGCGAGCCAGGCCTCTTTCACCGAGCCGACCTGCTCCTCCATGCGCACAACGCGCGGCGGACCGTAGTCCCCTTCGGAGCGGCCGTGCGATTTCAGCACCGCGGAGCGCTGCAAGCGATCGAGGCGAACCTCTCCCGCGTCGAGTCCGAGCTCTTCCCAGTAATCGCCGATCTCGCCGCGCCACGCTTTCATGCGCACGCCGGCAGTCGACCAGGTGAGCTCGAGCTGGTTCGTCTTCGGGTCCCAAGTCGCCGGCGCCGCTGCGCGATGGGAGAGCTCGAGACTCGAGACCTTGACTACCTTCGGGTCCATTCCGAGGGACAACCTCTGAGGTTTCGCCCCCGGAATCAAGAGCCCTAGTCGGAGCCGTTGCGCGAGAGCTCCATTTCGGAGCGGTCGCGGCGGCGCTTGCCGGCCTTTTTCGCCGGCGCGGGAGCGGGCTCGTCAACCGGCCCGGTCCCATCCTCGGAACCGGGTGGAGCGGGCGGCGCCGTGGGGGTGTCCACGAACTCGAGACCGAGCTCCTCCAACCGATCCTGCTCCTCGGCGAGCTCGCGGAAGACCTCCTCCGGATCCCGCCCGAGCTCGCGAATCACGTCCCCGCGCGAGCGGAGCCCGGCGTTGATCTGCGTGACCTGCGCTGTCGTCTCGCGCGTGGGTTCGATCTGCGCCTGTGCCGGTGCCGTCCAGAGCGGGCGCGCCTCGAGCGCCTTGAGCGGCACCTTCCCGAAGAGCACGGCGAGCTCGAGGAAGCGGCGCGCGACGGGGCCGGCGAAGTGGGGGATGATCGACTGGCGGCGGAACTTGTCGATGGCGATGCGCCAATCCGAGCGGCCGAGCTTGCCGGAGGAGAAATTCA